GTTTGCGTGTACTTCACCCGCATATACATACCGCGTAATAAACTTAATTCCGTCTATAACTTCGTCTTGTTTGCTTGTTATATTTGGTCTATTATCGCCCGTGCTTACAAAGTTGTATATCTTACTGAACAAAGATTGCTTTCGTTCTTTTGTAAGCATTTGCGTTTCTTCATCGTCCGTATCGTAATTTACTGGGTATTCGTCTATTAATATCCATTCTTCGTTAGGGTCTTCGCCAAGTTCTATTAAGGCGTTTGCTATTTGATTATCGGAACTTAATTGCGTTGCATCTGCGCCAGTTTCTTCAACCGTTTGTTCTTCAGTAATTGCGTTTTCTAAATCTGTAAACTCTAAAGGTTTTAACGTTCTAAAATATGTTTTTAAAGCTACGCCGTTATATGCTAAAATAGTGTCAACCGCATCTAAAATTAATTCCTGCATAGGTCGAATTACCATATTATCAAATAAAATAAAAGAATTTTGTAATTCGTCAGCATTTGAACTAAAACCATTCGTGGAAGCAATACCAAATAATAAAGGGCTTGTAACGTTGTGTCCCAGCATAATTTTACGCAAACATTCATCGCTTAATGTATTGTATAAATCGGGCGCGTCGTTCACGGGCATTGAATCTACCGTTGTTTTACTATCCTGATTGTTATTAAAAGCTATTATTACTTTTTCCCCGTTAGTTCCTGTTAATTGGTTTAAAACTTGTTGCTTTATTAATAACTGCTGTTCCTCGGAAGGGACGCCATTATTAAAGTTTATTACCGCGCGCCCTGAAAACCCGTTGTTTACTTCATTCAAAAGATAGTTTGCAATAGATTCCTCTAATTCGGCGTATGCAAGCGCCCCGTAATAATCAACGTAACTATAATATTTCATTCCTACGGAATAAGGTCTAATAAACATTATTTCGATAGGTTCTTTACTACAACCAAAAGCGGGTATTCGTTTTGGCGTAAAGTTTCGTAAGTCTTGCCAGTTGTCGCAGTAATAATACGCTTCTACTTTGCCTTTTTCGTTGCATTTTTCAGCGCGTAAAAGTTGTATAGGAACGTGGTAAACCTTTGTAATTTTCTTCCTATCTTTTGAATAAATTACTTGAACAGCGCATTGACCTAATAATTTTAAATCACTTATTAAATGCCGCATACATTCTTTAGAAAACAGCGCCATCATTTGCGCGTATTCGTTAGGTTTTTTTGACGCATTTACGGCGCTTAATCCTTTGCCATAAACTAAACGTGTTATGTTATTTATAACGGCGTTATTCGTTGTTGAGTTCGTGTACCTATCAATTAAATATTGATAGTAATTATTGTCGTCGCCGTATTCAACCCACGCGTCGCGTTTAGATTCTTTTATTTCAGGTCTTGTATATTCACTTAATTTAAGAACGTGTATATTATTCATAAACTATAAATTCATTTGTTGTAGCGTTGGTAGTATATTGACCATTATTAACGCTGTATGTTACTATTGATTGATTCGTACAAAATATCCTATCTTTGTAAATTATATCCGCGTTGTTTTTAAGTACAAGGTTATAAAACCTATTTTCTATTAAATTAAAGGTTGCGGTAATCGTGTTTACATAGTCGCCCGTTGTACTCGAAGTAATACTAACTTGTACTTCGTCGTTCGTTTGGTCGTCCGTAATAAACATACCGTTGTAAGTATTGCTTTTAGGAATAAAACTAAACGTCTGCGGGTTATTACTTTGTTGTAATATAATCATATTAATATAACTACTTTCTTTGTTATTTGTTTCTTAATAAAAAAAGCCGACCCATTTACGGTATCGGCTTCACCTATGAAAAAAATAAAATTTTAATTGTAATCTATTGTAGCATTTGCGCCAGCGCCAGTTGCAAAAATAGTAACTAAAGTCGCTTCGCTTGTACAGTTAATAAAGTTTGCAGGCACTCTTTCCTGAGCCGTAAACGTCAACCCGTAGCCGTTAAAATCGCCTAACGCCGCACCGTTCGAAACAGTACCCGCTGAAACGTCTGCGCCTTGGTCTAATCCCATTAAAAAGAATTGGTCTGTCATTGTTCTTACGACAATTCTTGGTCTTCCGTAAGCCATTAATTTAATTTGCTTATGAGTTGCAACGTCTTGCTTTTTTAATTGAATTGTTAGCGTTTGTTCAAAAAACGTTGTACCGTTTTCTCTACTTGCGTTAATAGTTGTTTCAAAACTATTGTTTCCTTTTAACTCGTATTTATACATAGTTAAGGCTGCGGCTGGAGCCCAGTCTATAATTTGGTCTGTATTTGTGGCGTGGTAAGCTACATCCTCAGAATCCAAGTCGTCGTAATTAATAAAATATATTGCTTTTAGACCTGAAACCGATTCTTTGCATTGTTCTAACCTACCATTTGATATAAGGCAAGACATAATTTCTAAATTTTAAAAGTTATACAATAAATTATTAATTCGCACTGTTCACGATTCCGTATGTAACCATATCTTCAGCAAAACCATATTTAGCGTCCGCAGTAAATCGCATAATTACCCTTACGTTTTGTGAGCCGTCAAGTTCTGCCATATCAATAGTTTTAACTAAGTTCATCTCATTTAACAACCCCGTCGCAAAGTGTAAATTAGATTTAGTTGTGGCGATAGCCGTGTTTGCAGCAAGTCCGTTAGCCATAAATACTTTTATTCCATCAAAGAATACGTCGCCTAAAACTTGGTTTGTACCTTTGTTGTCGTAACCGTTAGCGCCTACACCCGCAGCAGCAAAACCACCTAAAGCGCGTACATACGCTTTGTATATGTTTTGTGAAACGTAAAGTGTTAAGTCGTCTTGTCCGTACATTCTTGCAGGGATAGCATCTACTAAAAGACCTATTTGCGCCACTACGTTTGCACTTGTTACGGAAGTTCCTGTAACTTCTTGTGCGGCAGGTAAAGCAGCATCTACAGCAATTTGCGTAGAAATACCCGCGAATTGACCCGCTGTGTTATTAACACCCGTCCAAATAGTTGTTTCCATAGCGGAAGCCACTTTCTCGGAAACGTGTGCAATTAAATAATCTGAAAATGATTTAGGGAGTTGGTCGAATGCGCTAAAGCCCATTTCAGCCGCTTGCCAAGTTGAATGAAAATCTTTTTTACAAAGTTGTAAATTCACTTGGAATTCTTCAGGTTGTAAAACTTTTTCAGTTAAAGTAATCGTTGAAGTAGCGGCAAAGTCGCAACCTGCGTTGGCAATAATGTCGTCCGTAGCCACTTTTTGAATTACTTGTTTGAACTTTACGTTCGGGTGAATAGTAATACCACCTTTTTCTAATGTCGGTGCGGACAATAAAGCCGCAGCAATGTACTTACCTGCAAACTCGCCAGCGTAAGTAGTTGTAATTGATGTTGTTGTTGGCATCTTTTTTTAGTTTTTAGTTATTTATTTAATTTGTTTAATATGTTATTCATTATCGAATTACCGCCTTTAGAACCAAATTTGTACCCTTCAAATTTTTTTACGTTTTCAGGGTTAAATACAATCGGTTCAACTTCTTCTTCGGAAAGTTCTACTTCAACTTTGCCTTCAAGTTTAGCTTTTAGTTCTTCGTTTTCTTTTTTCAACGCTTCCATTTCAGCAAAAAATGTTTCTTTAACTACGCTTTCAATAGTTTTCTTAATTGTTTGCGCGCTATTCTCGGACATATAATCTTCTTTTTTTGCTTCTTCTTCTTCTTCTACGTCCACTTTTTCTTCTTCTTTTTCTTCGTCTTTTTCTTCTTTGTCTTTCATTTCAGCAATTACGCCTTCTTCTTTAACGATAATTTTACGTCCGTCTTCGGTTTCGTATTCACCTACGGGCAAAGGAATTTTTTGTTCGTCTTCCGTTACTACCACAATTTCTTTTTCCGCTTCAAACGATTCAGCTTCTACAACGGTAATTCCGTCGTCTAATTTCATTGTTTCTAATACTACTTCCATTCCAAGAAGCGTACGAACTTTGTTTAGTATTTGATTTGTGTTCATTATAATGCAAGATTTGGTAATTGATTAATAAGTTTATCTAATTGTGTAACCTTAACTTGTGTGTTTTTTAAGATTTCATTAATTTGAATTTCATTTTGCAACATTTTTTGGGGCATTTCAACACCTAAAGCAGCTGTTTTTTCTTTTAATAATTTAATACCGTCCGCTGCTTTTTTTGCTGCTCCTAATTCTGCTCTCAAAATATCAAAAAGACCGATTAAGGGTGTACTTGCTTTATTAAATGCAGCTTTCTTTTTATCTTTAAAAGCCAATGCTATGTTAATAGCATTTTTAATATCGTCTGCTAAAGCTAACTCTACTTCGTGTTTTGCTAAATCAGTTCTTTCTTGTTGCTCTATTTGAGCAACTTTAAACATCGTAGTTTTTAGAGTATTCATATTTGTTTTTATTTATTAACTAAAATATTGTTTACTTTCTTTTTCAGTAAATCTATTATAAGTATCTAATATTTTTACTGCTTTACCAAGTTCTTGTATATTTTTAGCATTCAAACCTAATTGGTTTGACATTTCGTTAACTTGTTGTATAACAGCCGTTAATTCTTTTACAGAATTTTGAGCCTCTTTATATTTTATAGTTCCTTTCTTTCTAATATCTAAAAATGAAGTAGTTATTTTTGACAACTCATCTTGAACCAATTCTAACTTTTTTGTTTTATCTTCTAAAACTGCTAAAAATCCAGAAGCCAACTCTACTTCGTGCAAACCTAAATCAATTCTTTCTTGTTGCTGTATTTCAGCAATCTTAGACATAGTTGTTTTTAGAGTATTCATAACTTATTAACTTATTTAATTATTACTTGTTCCATTTTTAAGCGCTGTTACTTTGATTAACTAAACTGCCAACGCCCTGCGCTTGTAAACTTCCGTCGCAGCATTTAGATTTATATGTTCCGTCTTTACATAAGCAACCGCGTTTACCACCCTTCGGGCTTGTTTTACTCGGTGTAACAAACGTTGTTTTATTAGTTGTCTTTTTCATCCTTGACCTCTATTTAATTTAACGTATCTTTTACTTGTTTTTAGCTTTGAACTTTTTGAGTGTTGCTTAGGTCTTTTCTTTCGTGTTTTCCTAAGGAACACTTTTACGTTAGTTTGCTTTTTCAAGTTGTTTGTTTATTTATTTATTACGTATTTGTTCTAACTTTCTTTGCGCCCATTCTATACCTTCGTCGCCACCCCAGCATAACCACATTAAACGACCGCATCCGTCTCCTAATTCTTTATCGGAGTTTTGTCGGTGTCGTTCAAACGCTGCCATTCTTGCAATCGTGTCTTCGCTTATTGGTTCGCCATTTGCTAATTGGTTTGCACGTTGTTTTCCTACGGCAGTTCCGCACCCGCCCCAACCGTTTTCTTCAACGTAGCGTAACGCTATCTTTGCGTTTTCACTTGCTTGTTTCGGGTAGTCCGTATAAGATTCGAGTTTTAGTAGGTTTTTAAGTTGCTGAATAATTTCTTTCTTCTTTTTTTCTTCTAAACTCATTTCGTATTTGTCAGCAAAATACCCCTCAATACTAAACCCTTTTACCTTGCCTTCTTTAACGTCTTTCCACACGTCTTCGTTGTTTACTTTCATTGAAATCATCCAAGTACCCC